TCCATGTTGTGCAGACACGGCACAATCACCGTCTCGAACTGTGGCAGATACTCGGTGAACTTGGGTGGGAGTTTGTCTGTTTCCCACATCGTAAGAATTGTTTTCCTAGCCCCATGCAACCAGCCTTTCACCATGTCGGGTTGCGTGGCAAACACCACATGCTCAGCGTTCTGGTCTAACTGGACACGTTGCATCAGGCTTCGACGCAACGAAACAAACATCCTGCCGTACCCGACCTGCGGTAGGTCGGGCCCGAAAAAGTTTAGAAATCGGGAAGAATACCTGTCTCCACTTGCCACGATTCCTTAGCCCTCTTTTCAACTTCCGCCGCACCGTCAATCCTTTTCGGCTGAAGACCATTGGCCCTCAACCGCTTATATGCGGGCATGTCCTTGTTCCAGTTACGTTCCGTCTGATTGACTTCGGCAACCTTAGCCCCACGAGTGGTGGTCGTGTTGACCCCCATGCGGACCTGAGAAATCCTGCAACCGAAGCACCCTTCCACATCCAAGCCTGGGTGTGTCTCCCTGTGTTTCATGTTATGTAAGCCCCGTATCCTGCGGCGGTTAGCGTCGCCACCTCTGTTGCATCAACCTCATTATTATGCCCGCCCAAATAGGTGCGCACAATCAGTGTCTCATCAGACGGTTGGTTTTCCGTGACCGTCCCGTTCGTGAGCAGGTACACGTTGCGGCCTCTCGGTCCGCCAGCGAGGTGCCTGCCCCAGTTGTTCGCTATGCGCTTTTCTTTGTTGAGACGGAAGCCGCCCATGATGTCGGTGATGATGACTGGGTGGACGTAGTTGTCGGTGGGTGGGGTGAAGGTTGCCATCAGGTTATGTACGCTCCGTAGCCTGCCGCAGTGAGTTCTGCGACTTCGCTGTCTTCGAGGAAGATGTTGTGTCCACCGTAGTAGACCTTGACGACCCGTTCTGGGCGGCGTGGGTCAGTGAGTGTGTAGGTGCCGTCGGTCAGTTTGTATAGGTTGCGGGCACGGACACCTTGGGGTGCGTATGAGAAGAGGCGGTCTGCGGCACTAGTGCCGAGTCTGTTGACCAGCGGGTAGTCGTCGTCGGCTGGCACACGGAAGATGCGGGACTTGACCCACACGGCTGGGGTGTCTGTTCCGTTGCCTGTTCCTGTTGCAGTGCGTGGAAGGATTTCTCTGGTGAGTGCGGAACCTGCCGCAATACCTGTGCCTGTAGCAGTGCGGGGAACGATGTGCAGGAAGGTTGCTGTGCCCGCTCCCGTTCCCGTGGCAGTGGCGGTGCGCACACGAACCGCAACCTGAACGATTGTTGAGGTGCCTGCACCCGTGCCTGTAGCCGTGACCGTGATAATGGAGAAGAAGTTCTCGGTTGAAGCCGAGCCGCCCGTGCCTGTGCCTGTGGCGGTACGGACTGGGATGACTTCTCCGATGGCGGTGTCGCCTGTGGATGCGCCACCCGAACCTTGTCCCGTGCGAAGAAGTTTGAACGCAATCGAGTTGTTTGATGTTCCCGCGCCCGAACCCGTAGCGGTGCGTAGGCTGATGTGTAGACCGATGGCGGTGCCAGCACCAGACCCAGAACCAGTCGCCGTTGCGGTGACGGTGACTGTGGCTTGGTTGTAGATGTAGCCTGCGCGGTTATACGCAATGCCTATCTCGTTATAGGTAGTAGCCATCTGCTACCTACGAGTTACGGTATCCGTAGACCCGAATAGTGCCACCAGTCATGTTCCCAGTATTACAGTTCAATTTGAAATCAGTGTAAGAGGTGGTGTTAGGAAGAACACCACGCCCGTTTGTGTTTTGGCCTCCAGAACCAGTCCTAGAACTCTCCCAATGCGCAACCGTGTGTTTTGAAGCAAATGGGGAAAAAATCATTATTCTTCCGTTCAATTGGTCGGTGTTTCCCTGCCCGCAATGAATCCATTCGGTCGTGTTATCACCGCTCAGACCATTTACCGTATTTGACGTATAGGACATGTACATAATTGAATAGCGGTATGTTGAGGTAGTGGAACCTAGTTGCATGTTGAGGTCAATGTTTGTTGACGCAACTCCACCATCTATCGTTATTAGGTAATTATCAAAATCTGCACTGAAAGCATTTGTCACGGTCACGCTTGATACCGCTGTACCAATCGTCTGCGTCTTCACCAACTGCAACCCTGGCGGCTGGTCAGTGTCCACCGCATACACCCAGGCAGACCCGTCGTAAGCAACCACACGATTCGTGTCAGTCTCAAAAATCAGTTGCCCCTCGAACGGTGAAGCAGGCCGCGTTGACGACGTGCAAACACCAGGACGAACAAGCGACTGGGCACCAAGAACAGACGAAAGAGGCATTACGAGTTCCTGTATCCGTAGACGCGAATAGTGCCACCAGTCAAAGTTCCAGAACTAGCGGCAAGAGTAAAAGAAGTATAGGAAGTTGCGGCCCTGTGATGACCAGAAGTGAATCCAGCCACGCCCAATCTTCCAATTCCTGAATGGAAGTATGTGTATTTGGAAAGGAACGGGCTGATTACATCTATGTTTGCGGAAAGGCTGTCGGTGCTTAGAGCGCCAACATAAACCCATTTTGTTGTGTTTGCCGCGCCAACCGTGAGGGGGGCATTTGACGTGTAGTTTCCGTAAATAAGTTGATAATAATACCCTGTAGTGCTTGAACCCAGAGTCATTTCAAGTTCGCCGTCTGATGCTGAACCAACTCCGCCAGAAATAACTATTTTGTAATTATCAAAGTCTGCACTGAACGCATCAGTCACAGTCACGCTTGAAACAGCCGTGCCAATCGTCTGCGTCTTAATTAGTTGTGACCCTGGTGGAGTATCCGTGTCAGCAATCATCACCCACGCCGAGTTATCCCACACCAACACACGGTTCGTATCCGTCTCATAAATCACTTGACCGTCAAACGGTGTCGATGGGCGGCTAGTCGACGTGCAAACCCCAGGCCGCAAGCCCTGTGTCGTTGCTGAGATGGTCATGCGATTACCACTGTTCCTGTTCCTGCGGTGAACGTCGCCACCGTATCGGTACTAACTGTAGCCGTAGAGAACGTGAGTCCTGCGCTTGCGTAAACGGTGCGTGTGCTTGGGAAACGAAGAATAACAACGCCAGAACCACCAGCACCACCAACGTACGCTGGGCTTGTAGCGGAAGGAGTCCAACCACCACCACCACCGCCACCGCCCGTGTTGGCCGTTCCATTAGAACCAGCGGTTTGATTGTTGCCACCACCAGTTCCGCCACCACCAGAACCTCCAGCACCACCCGCGCTATACAAAGTTGAGCCGCCACCGCCACCACCACCTGCGTAAGTAACAGATGTTCCAGTGATTGTTGATGACACGCCCGCGCCACCAGCGCCCGTAGATGAACCATTTACTCCAGCGCCTCCAGCACCACCGCCACCACCGCCGCGGTAGGGGTCAGTATCTCCCTTGCCGACACCACCAGCACTTCCTTGACCACTGGTTGCTGTGCCGCCAGAAGCATTGTGCGCACCACCTCCGCCACCTGAACCACCGTTGTTTCCTGCGGTGTTTGCCCGACCGCCTCCACCACCGCCAACAGCAGTCAAATTTGCAAACACGGAATCTGACCCGTTAGTTCCTTGCTGGTTGGCGTTAGTGGTGTTTGTTGCACCAGCCAAACCACCAGCGCCACCAGCGCCTACAGTGACCGTGTAAGAAGTAAATTTCGCAACATCAACCGTTCCAGTGAGTAGTCCACCTGCTCCACCGCCACCAGTTCCGTTTCCGTTGCTGTATGCACCAGCGCCTCCACCGCCTCCACCAACTACGAGGTATTGCACGGTCACAGGGTCCAACGTAAAGTTGATGGTTCCTGTTCCAGAAGTGAACGTCGTCACCTTCTTACCGCTCACCGTTGTGGTCGAGTGAACGAGTGTTCCGCCTGCGGTGATAGTCCAGGTGGTTGGGTAGCGGAGAATCACCACACCAGAACCACCAGCACCACCGTTACGGTTCGCTGTGTTTGTAAGCCAACCACCACCGCCGCCGCCGCCAGTATTCGCTGAACCAGCGGCTCCATCTTGTTGAGCAACAGCAGAACCACCACCACCAGACCCGCCAGTCCCAGCCGTGCTACCACTATCCGAATACACCGCACCGCCACCGCCGCCACCACGAGTTACAGAAGTGCCAGTTATGGAAGATGCAATTCCAGCACCACCATTGCCGCCAACATTTGATGTACCAGCCGCCCCAGCCGCACTTGCACCACCGCCTCCGCCGCCAGAAGCACTGTTACCGCCAGATGCGGGACCACTGCCGCCACCCGCATAACCTTGCCCAGATGTTCCAGAACCACTGCTCTGGCCTCTTGTGGCACCGCCACCAGAACCACCAGTGGCACCGCCACCAGCGGGAGAACCACCTACTGCTCCACCGCCACGACCACCACCAAGCGCAATGATGCTGGCAAAAATAGAGTCGGCACCATTAGCCGCCGCAGTTGATACACCAACCGCACCTGCGCCTCCAGCACCAACAGTCACCGTATAAGAAGCACCAACAGCCGCTTTGAACGGTGTCTCGGCCGAAGCACCACCGCCAGACGATTCACCGCTTACAGAAGAACGGTAACCTCCAGCACCGCCACCACCGCCGAGTGCGCCACCGCCGCCGCCACCACCACCGATGACCAAATACTCGACATCAAAAGGTTGCTTGAGTTTCCACTCCTCATACCCCTGCAACCCAAGGGTCCCATAAGTAGACCCGATACCCATTACGCGGTCTGCTTCTCCCAACCCACAACAGTCACCGTCACCTTCGACGCAGTATCAGACAAACCCTGAAGGGTTTCACCAGCCGCAAGAACGATAGCCGTATCAAACACAATTGTGTCATTCGCACCAATCGGCAAATTCGACATCAACCTGTTAGCCGCAGTAGCCGCCGACCCCACAGCCAGCGTCACCGTACGGTCAACCGTATCCGTGTTACAAATTACAATCTGCTTCAAAATCTCCGCATACCCAGTCGCCGCCGTACAAATAGTCGTAGTCGTCGTACCCAACTGAACTGGCCCACCCAGCCTTGCTTCGTTCCTGTCACCTACAGCCATCTCAAACTCCCACGTCCATTGTGATTAGCGCCGCAAGAACGTCAGAGTTCATCGGCTTATTTACCTTATAGTCCAGACTAGTCGTAACCGCCGACCCATTGACACCCACCTTCGCCTGCAACGCCTCCACCGCATCATTCACATTCGCATGCTGGTCAGCGTGACTAGGGTTAGTAAGCGGGTCAGACGCTGTAGGGTTCGTCAGCGCATCAAGAGAAGTGGGAAAATTAGTCGCCATCGCTCCCTAGAGATTACATGAGCAGGTCGCACAGTGGGCCGTCTCGTTTGCCCTGACACCTTTGGGTTGGGGGCGGGTCCAAAGTTCGAGGTTTTCTAGTCGGTTGTCGTCTCGGATGCCGTTGATGTGGTGGACGTTTTCTGTTTGGGTAAGGGGGCGTCCGAGGTGGCGGGCCATGACGAGGCGATGCTGAAGCACATAGCCTTGGTTGTTCCGCATTGAGGCCATCGGGTCATCACCAGAGACCCATTCAGCAACATAATTCTGACCCACCCTTACTACCCCACCTTTCCACGAATGGTGTTTATTACCCTTGATGGAACGGCCCCTACTTGAAACTACTTTTTCTTCAGTCATAATTCTTGACATTTTGGCCTGAGAAGTACCGTATTTATTGGCAATCTTCTGCTGAGAAATACCAGCACGAGCCATTGAAACCATGTCGTCAATCTCGACGCGACTAAATACTTTTGGTTGACGCCCAACAGGACGCCTCACTCCCTTTCTTGCCGCAATTCGGTGCGCCGTAACACGAGCAACATCAAACTTTCTGCAAATGTCTTGCACAGAAAACTCACCAGACTCGTACATGCTGGCAAGTTGTAATTCTTCGTTGTCAGTTAGTTTGTGCCCCACCGACACATTATAACTGACTACTCAATCTAAGGTCAAAGTCAAATTCGTAATCTGGAAAGTGTCCCCTGCGGTTACAGCGGCAGAAGCAGACAGCGAACCCGACCAGAGGCAGTTGCCGCCAGTCGAGTTATCCCACAGCGACCAATGCGTGTAGGTCTCGGTTGCGGCCACGTTCGTCCACTCCAGTGTTGCGGAGGTGGACATGGAGCCAGATGATGCGGCGTTCCATGAGCATGCTTTGCGGGTGGTTTCTGCGGCGGCGTTGCTCGTTCCGTCTTCGCCTGGGTCGCCGAGGTGCAACTTCACATACGCGGTAGTAACAGAGAACGACTGGTTACGCAGAGTGTCAAGCAGTTTGTTTTCTGCGTAGTTGCTAATCGTCATCTATCAGCCTTTCAGTCCTGTCCGATAATAGCAAAAGGCCCACCCCGAAGGGTGGGCCTCTGCCTCAACTAGGTGTTTATTAGTTGGAGCCGATGCTCGACGATGACTCGATGCGACGGAGGCTCGCCTCACGGAAGCGACCGTAGCCACCAAGCCAGTACCAGCCGAGAGGCTGGAGACGCATGAGCAGGTCGGTCACGTTGCCGCGGACAATCTTCGGCACTGCGCCGTTTCCGTCCGTCGTGCTGAACGCCTTGGCAAGAGCCTGACGGCCCATGATATGCGTGCAGTACACGTCAACCGTGCCCGTCGAACCCGAACCGTCCGAGGCGTTCGTGAACACCTTGGCACGCGGCGTCTCAATGAAACGCACGGATTCGAACTTGCCGATTTCGCCGTTGTAGATGCCCGTCGGGTCGACGTAGTTCGCAGGCGTGCGCCATGCGGCGGCGTCGGTGGCCGAACGGAAGTCGTACGACACGTCTGGGTGGATGAAGCCCATGTAGTCACCGTTGAACGTAGCGACGTTCGCGGCACGCAACTGGGCGACAACCTTACGGACGTCGTTGGCGGCGATGATGTCTTCAGCCTGAACCGTGGTGCGGCTGGACGGGTCGGTCGAACCGCCCGTTGCGTACACCACGTTGGTGCCACCAGCGAGCACGTCGCGGACAACCTGGTCCATAGAGTCGCCAGCGTTGTAGCCAATGATGTTGGCGGCGGCGCTGTCAACGTCGAGGAACGAGGTGCCACGCAACTTGGCGGTGGTCACAACTGCGTTGCCGTACTCATTCAGGGTGACGGTCACCTGGCTATCGGACAGTGCCGTTGGGGTGACATCCGTGACCTCGTTGAGGGTGGACGTCGCCGCGGCGATGTCGGCGAAGATGGTGAACGTGACGCCCGAACCTGGCATTGCCTGCTGGGTCGGCTGAACGTCTGCGGCCTGGTCGAACAGGAGTTCCGAACGCAACGCGAAGTACGCGAGGCGGTCAAATGCAACCTGGTCTACAGACAGCGAAGAGGTAGTGGTCTCTCCTGCCATGATTTCTGTTTCCTTTGGTTAGAGGTGGTTATTGAAGTGCTTGTCGTGCCTCTGCCAGGATTGCTTCTACTTCTTTCGGCGACTCTGCGTTGAGGAGTCTCTGATTCCAGTCAACGGGTGGCTGTGCGGTTTGGCTTCCTGCCGCGATTTTCGCGATTTTCTGCCAACCCGCCGCTTCCACTTGGGTTGGTGTGGCTTCGGGGGGACTAATCAACTGTGCCTCTACAGCGGCCTGTCGGATTGCGTCTGGAGAAAGTTCACCGTCGTAGCCTTTCATGAAGTATTTGCTCATCGGTGAATTCGGGTCGATGCCCGCTTTCACGAAAGCAAGTTCACGCTTGGCGGCTTCGGCATCCGCAATCTGCTTTCGCAGTTCTGCGGCTTCCTTTTCCAATTCCTTCATCCGAGCCCTTACGGGATTTCGGGTGTTGGTCTCTTCCATGTCGCTGTCGTAGTTGTCAATGTCTGACATTATGGCACTCTCCTTTTACCCACACCACAGCGGAGGACTGTGGCGGCTGTTTGATTGGTCACCCCGTATGCGCTACACGAGTCGGGGGGCGCTCGTGAAGGTTCCTACTAATAAGTATCGTTAGGAACAGTAGTCCTGTCTTACGGCTGTGTCAACTATTAGAGGTTTGGTCCGCCACCGAGAGCGGCCTGACCGCCTGTTTCGAACGCGGCGCGACGCCGACGCTGACGTGTGGCGATGCGTTGTGCGGCGGCGGCGTTAGTACCAAAAGTCCCAGCGATGATGTCTTCACGGCTGACGGCTTCCTCACCGACCATCTGTGGCTGGAACAGTTGTTCGGTTAGTTGAATCTGTCCGAAACCCTGACGTGCTTGTTCCTGGCCGATGCCCTGCCGTACCAGCGATTCTGCTTCCTGCTGGGTGAGTGGCATGTTGGCCTGCTGGCGGG